GATAGTGATTTCTTCTAATACTTCGGCTTGAGAGAAAGAGGAGAGAGAAAATAATAAAAAAGATGAAACAAAAGTAGTAAGTTTCTTCATAATAGACTCCTTTAGATTAGGAGTCTTATATATTTCAATAATATTTCGATTTGATTAAAAATTGATATATTTTATGAAATCATCAGCTGATTTTTTCCAATTAACTGTCTTTACACTCAAATGAGTTGATCCACGATCAACATTCAATGCAAAACAAACAGCTGTTGACAAATCTTCGTCGACGTATCCATTCACTCCATTTTTTATTTGATCAATTGGTCCTGTGACTGGATGAGCAGCAACTGGCGTTCCGCATGCCATTGCTTCAAGAATTACAATCCCATATGTATCTACTTTGCTTGGGAATACAAATACATCTGCTAACTGATAACATCTTGCTAAATCTTCACCAAACTTATATCCAAGAAATTTTATTTCTGGATATTTTTTCTGTAATTTCTTTTTATATGGTCCATCACCGACAACAACTTTGATGACTTCTGCTGTTGGTGGGACGCAGCCAGAAACATCTAATTCGCAAAATTCATCTAGATTCTTTTCTTTACTCACACGCCCAACGTATAACAGAACGACTTTGTTGTCTCTGTATTTGTCATTGAATTTAAAATGTGCATCATAACCTTTTCCTAGAACAACTGAATTCCAGTGAGAGTTTTCTTTTGCATTTGATTCAGAAGAACACATCACATACTTCGCATTCTTATGAAACCAATCAAAATACCATTTTGTCCAAGAAACTGGAACTCCGAACATCTCATTAAAGAACTCTGGAAACTTCGTGTGGTAAGAAGTCGTATACTTTATTCCAAGTTTCTCAAGAACTCGTTTGGCTTGCAAACCAAGAATGCCTTCCGTGGCAATATGATACTTGGTATCATGTCCTAGGTTATGCCAATGCACATCGCGCTCTTCGATCAATTCAAACATTTTGCTGTAACTACAAAACGGAAGAGGAATTTCTTTATAGAATGGAACTTTGATATTACCGAACAATCCTGGATGAATGACGTCAACAGTCACCCATTCAGGCAGATTTGCAATGATATTCTTATAGGTGGTTACAACACCATTTACTTGCGGTTCCCAAGCATCTGTAATGAGAACTATTTTTGTCCGAGCCATTCTACGATCTCCCATCTTCCATCATGGTGTTCAACTAGTGCTGTGCAGGATTCAACCCAGTCTCCGTCGTTCATGTATTCAATGCCGTTAATTGTTTTAATCTCGGCTCGATGAACATGACCGCAGATCACACCATCGGCTTTTTGCTTTTTGCAATAATCTGTAATTAGATCTTCGAAGTTGTTTACATACGAAACTGCTTCTTTCGTTTTGTTTTTGAGATACTGACTCAAACTCCAGTGCGGCATATCAAACCAGTTACGAACTTTACTCACAAGAACATTGAGGCGCAATAAAACATTATACAGCATATCGCCAAGATGATAGAGCCATTGAAGTTTGGTTCTTAACACACCATCGAATAAGTCACCATGAATTACCATATAGGTTTTACCGTTTATGCCTTCGTGGCGACATTGATTCACCAAATCAATATTGCCAAAATGGATATCGAATGGCAATAGATCACGAAATGCATCGTCGTGATTGCCAACAACATAAATGACTTTGGTATTGTTTTTTGCTGCTTTGAGAATTTTACGAATCACATCAGTGTGTGATTGCAGCCAATAGAATTTTCTTTTTAATCGCCAACCGTCGATAATATCACCGACGAGATATAAATTTTCGCTTGAATTATTTTTCAAGAAATCGCATAGCAAATCGGCTTTACATCCCCTTGATCCAAGATGGACGTCGGAGATGAAGATTGATTTGTACTGCATTGAAGACTCCCAGAACTGGAGTCATTATATAGCGCAAGAATATTACGATTAGATTAAAATTCGGTTCATCTTCCCCTCATTGCGCAATGAGTGCTAGATTGTACTTTTCTAGCGGGATCCTATAAAACTCAGCGTAGTACGCATGACCTCTACACCGAAAGGTTGAGGCGAGTGGTGTTATTTAGTAAATTATCCCATTGAAATGGACTTAACACTATCAACGCGGAAAGACCGCCAGCCATTTACTTCTGTGTCCCAAACCGAAACTGCCTTTGATTCAGACTCTTGCAGTAGAACCTGACCATTATTACTCGGTGCATTCGGAACATACTCAGCCATTAAAGTGCACTTCATTGTGCGCTCTTCACCATTGACTTTAGTGAAGGTCACAGTGACAATGTTATTACGAAGCATATCGATTAAATTTTCTTTTGTGAAGATCATATCACACCTGTGCAAGTATTGGACGAATATTTTTTTCTGGGATGTTAAAGTTTTTCGAAGTCACTCGAATTAAATCTTTAACAGTTTTCTTAGGAACACAACCATCTTTAACCATCAAACCATTATACCCTGATTTGGCATGATTGTCAATAAATTTACGCACATCACCAATATAAGCCTTCATAAACTCAATTGTATCGGCTGCTTCCATTGGTTTAAATGTAAGAACATGGTACTTGTGAGAACCAATATCTTCATTCATTGGCGTTTCTTTATCTGCGAATTTATAAACTGTCGTTTCGCATTCAACCATATCTCCGTTGAATGTCAATCCCCATAGTGCGCCATCAACCTCATCTATTTCTTGCTCGGTCATTATACGCTCCTGAAGTATTCGATTGTTTTATCTAATCCCTCCGACAACGCAATTTTAGGTTCCCAATTTAATTGTGCTTTTGCTAAAGTAATATCTGGCTTGCGTTGCTTTGGGTCGTCTGCTGTAGGATCTTTGTATACCTTGTACCCTTTATTTAACTTCTGTACTATTATAGTCGCAAGTTCATCAACAGTAAACTCCCCAGGATTACCAAGATTAATTGGACCAATCGCTCGTGAGTTCGCAAATTTAATAATTCCGTTTACAAGATCATCAACATAACAGAATGATCTTGTTTGCTTACCATCGCCATAAATTTCTAGAGACGCATCAGCAAGAGCAGCGACAATAAAGTTAGAGACAACTCTTCCGTCATTCTTTGCCATGCGCGGTCCATAAGTATTGAATATGCGGAATACACCAGTGTTGACATCGTGCTTTCTCCTGTAATCAAAAAACAGAGTCTCTGCTGCACGTTTTCCTTCATCATAACATGCACGTGGACCAATCGGGTTCACATTGCCATTATACGTTTCTGGCTGTGGGTGAACATCTGGGTCACCGTAGACCTCTGAAGTTGAAGCCTGAACAACACGAGCCTTTGTCTTGCGAGCAATCTCAAGAACATTACGAGCACCCAGAACGCATGTCATCATGGTTCCAATTGGATCACGCTGATAGTGTACTGGTGAAGCAGGACATGCAAGATTATAAATTTGATCTAATGCTCGAATAGAAAAGAAGTCAGCAAACTGTTCGCTCGCAACATCAAGTTCATATAAACGAAAGTTTGGGTGTTTAACAATGCCAGCAAGATTCTTTACAGTTCCAGTGTAGAAATTATCTACACAATAGACTTTATGACCTTGTTCCAACAATCTTTCGCATAAGTGACTACCAACAAAACCTGCACCACCAGTCACTAAAATATTTTTCATACAGTTTCCTTTTTAGAATTCATTTCAATCATATAACGAGCAATATACCAAGCGTCAACGATATCTGTTGTTGGTGATCCGAGTTTTGTCGTAGGACTTATTATACTATGTAAATCAACAAAAGTATCGTTTACAAACGCTTCGTACATCTTTTCTTTCGTAGCATTGCCTTTGCCAGTAGCAAACTTCTTGACCACTGTTGGAGGCACTGTAAAGAATTTGTATCCATTCTTATACAACATATACTTTAGAATGCCGCAGTTTTCTGCAAGATTGAATACCTTTCCCTTCGATCCGAAAGAGTAATCTTCAATCATAATTACAAGATCTTTCTTATCAAAATCAGCAAGGATAGCCAGAACCCAAGAAGCGATATTCTCATATCGCTCTTGATCTGTCAAATATTCTTCGTGTTGTTCACCGAGAATATTATGAAACTTCCCTTGTACTGTTTTCCGATCGTTTAGAAAATAAAAAAACGAATTTGAAAATGTCTTATCGCGAGAAACGCATACGCATGGAGAAGTTAAACTATAATCAATGCCTACGGTAATCATCTTCTTCATCATCTAAACGAATATCTTCTTCATCCAGATAGTCTGTTTCTTCATCATCATTAAAATTCAATTCTTCACTTTCTCTGTCATAGAAGTCACCACAAAATGGGCAGTGACTTGGCGAATAACTGACTTCATCATCTTCAAATGACAATGCGAACATTGATCCACAATTGTCGCATGTAAGTTTTAGATCTGGCATAATTAACCCCTTGTAATTTTTGTGATCTTTTCGATTTGTTTATCAATGATTGGCGCTCTATTTGGCCAATTGATGAAAGCCTTGTCTGGATTCTTTTTTAAATTTAGAAGCAATGGAAGAATTAATCCCTCAACTTCCTTCAATTTTGCTTTATACTTTTCTTCAATTGCTGCAACCATGGCTGAGTTTAATGTTTTTTCTTGAGCATCTAATAATGAATCAATTTTTTCTTTTAGTTCTGAGATTTCTTCATTATTTTGTTGAGCCAATGCTGCTGGTTTTTCTTCGTCAGCAAAACTAAATCCAAAATCATAGTCATCTGTTGGTGTTGTTGCCATTTTCCTTTACCTCGTAATCATATCTATCATCATCCGAGAGAACCCATTTGGCTGTATTCTCTACAGACCACATTTGTGTTCCGAGTTTTCTCTCGATGACGTTTTGTCCTGGCTTTGTGACGAATGATGGCTCAAACGCACGACAGCGATTGTTTGGTTGAATCGCAAAGTTACCATTATCTAATTTGATCACGTGACCGCATTTATGCTGCCCTGGAACTTCGCTGAATCCAAGGTCAGCAATGTTCTTATCTTCATGCGCCCAATCGAGCGTGAACATGTAAGTGCCTTCGTTCCACTTCTTATTGCGATCAATATACTTGATACG